ATAGGGGGGGGTGCCTCCGGATCGTCAGGGCAGGTTTCCCCACACCCGCATCCCAGCCTTCTTCACGCATCGCCAGTTCATAAAAAGGCCCTAGCTGATCGCCGGGGGCACGGTCGAGAATGCCAAACCCCAGGACGCCCGCGGCTAAGGCCGCCTTGACCGGGGCCGACAAGAACCATCCTGAGCGGTTCCGGGCGCGCGCTGAGCCGAAGACTTCGGGCCGTGGCTTGGGCTTGGCGCCAGACTATCTGCCGGCCAAAGCGAAGAAGGCGTGGGCTGTTTTCGCTGACGAGCTGCCTTGGTTGACGTTCGAGGATCGAGGGGCTGTCGAGATTGTCAGCTTGATGCGGGCGCAGATCATGGGCGGCAAGACGGACGAGCTTCCGGCGAGTTTCTTCGGCAACTACCGCATGGCGCTTTCATCGCTTGGGGCCACGCCTGTTGATCGCAGCAAGGTGTTCCAGCCCCCGAAGGAAGATGAAGGCGATGAGTTCGACCAGTTCTTTCAGTGAGCGGGCTGAACTGTATGCGAAGGGGGTTTTAGCTGGTCTTATCCCGGCTTGCTCCTACGTGGTTCAGTCCTGCCAGCGCCAGCTAGACAATCTGGCAAGCCCGCCTGTTGGGTATGAGTTCGACGCGGCGAGGGCGGATCGGGCGTGTTCGTTCATCGAGCTGTGCCCGCACATCAAGGGGCCGCTTGCTTCACGGGGCGAGCTTATCAAGCTGGCCGACTGGCAGGTGTTCATCGTCGCTACCGCTTTTGGCTGGGTGGACGCGAACGGAAACCGCCGGTTTCGCCGGGTCTACATCGAGGTGCCGCGTGGAAACGGCAAGTCGGCGCTGTCATCGACCATTGGGCTGTATCTGCTGGCGCTAGATGGCGAGGCCGGGGCGGAGGTCTATTCTGCGGCGACCACAAGGGACCAGGCGCGCATCGTGTTTCGTGATGCGCAAGCTATGGCCCGCAAGATGGAGCGGTTCCGCAACAAGTTCGGGGTGGAGGTCACCGCGCAGGCGATTGTCCAGCTTCGGTCTAGCAGTAACTTCAAGGCGCTTTCTGCCGATGGTCACACGTTGGACGGGTTGAACATCCACCTCGCCATCGTTGACGAGCTGCACGCCCACAAGGGGCGCGAGGTTTACGACGTTCTGGAGACTGGCTTGGGGAAGCGCCCGCAGTCGTTGCTCTGGATGATCACGACGGCCGGGGCAAACAAGCACGGGATCTGCTACGAGGTCCGCGATTATGTCGCCAAGGTGCTGGCTGGCACGGTCAAGGATCGGTCTAGCGAAGCGACCTTCGGAATCATCTACACGATTGACGAGGGCGACGACATCTTCGCTGAGGCGACACTGCGGAAGGCCAATCCGAATTGGAATGTTTCGGTGGACCCTTCAATCGTCATGCAGACAGCGGCCAAGGCCAAGCAAGTTGCAACGGCCCGGCCGAACTACCTGACCAAACACTTGAACGTCTGGGTCGACGCCAACTCTGCGCTTTACGACACGGCCCATTGGCGGAAGTGCGAAGACAAGGCGCTGGACGAGGCAGAGTTCGCGGAGGATGAAAGCGTCATCGCGCTGGATCTGGCGAGCAAGATCGACATTGCGGCGAAGATGAACGTCTACCGGCGAGAGATCGACGGTGCGGCGCATTTCTACGTATTCCCGAGGTTCTTCCTGCCCCGTTCTGCAATCGAGGAGGACCGGCACCCGATGTATCGCGGCTGGGAAATGCAGGGCGACATCGAGGCGACGGCGGGCGAGACAATCGACTTCGCCATCATCGAGGATGAGATCCGGCTGGAGGTTCCTGGCCGGCAGATTTCGGCGGTAGTGGCTGACCCGTGGCAGGCTCAATACTTGCTGAGCAACCTAAAGCGAGACGAATTCCCGGCGGCCGAGTTTCGGCAGACGGTTGCGAACATGAGCGAGGCGACCAAGACACTGGACGCACTCATGCGCGAGGGTCGGATTCATCACCCCGGAAACGCGGTGATGAACTGGATGATCGGCAACGTGGTCGGCCACTACGACGCGAAAGACAACGTCTATCCGCGCAAGGAATTGCCAGCCAACAAGATTGACGGCGCCGTTGCGTTGATCATGGCGCTTGGCTGGTTCATCCAGCGTGACGTAAGCGCGGCGCCTGAATTTCAGTTGCACTTCATCTGACAGGAGGTCCGCATGGATCGCATGTATTCCATCCTGACGGTGAAAGCCGTCGAGGAAGACGAGCGCGTGATCCGCGGCATTGCGACAACGCCGTCGCCGGACCGGGTTGGCGATATCGTTGAGCCTTTGGGCGTCCGGTTCAAGAACCCGATGCCGCTTCTGCACCAGCACGATCACGACCGCCCGGTCGGGACCGTGAAGTTCGACAAGCCAACCAAAGACGGCATCACATTCGAGGCCCGCCTGCCCAAGATCACCGAACCCGGCCCACTCAAGGACCGCGTGGACACGGCCTGGGGCGAGGTGAAGGCCGGACTGGTCCGCGCAGTGAGCATCGGCTTCCGCGCGATGGAATACGCCTTCATCGAGGGCACAGGCGGCATCCGGTTCACCGAAACCGAAGTGATGGAGTTGTCGCTTGTCAGCGTTCCGGCCAATGCCGGGGCGCAGATCACAGCCATCAAGAGCATCGACCGGCCAATTCTGGAAGCCAAGGGCATCGCGCCCAAGGCAGAGGACCGGCCGCAGGAACACGCATCGCAGCCCGCCGCGTCAGGCACAGGCAGCGATGCGGACAGCGCCAAGGGCGCGATCACTCCCGGCGTCACGGGAAACCCAACCAAACCAGTCTCATTGACGCCCAAGGAGGGCAAGACCATGAAAACCATTGCTGAGCAGATCGCCGCTTTCGAGGCGAAACGTGCCGCCTCGCAGGCACGTATGGAGGAAATCCAGAACGCAGCTGTCGAGCGCGGCGAGTCGAAGTCGGCCGACGAAAAGGAAGAGTTCCAGACCCTTCGGGCGGAACTGACCGAGATCGACGGCGAGCTGGCCGACCTGCGCCATCTGGAGAAAAGCAAGGCCGCTGGCGCGAAGCCGGTTGCCGGCGCCAAGTCGGAAGAGGGCACCCGCTCGCGTGATGCCCTGGCCCCGGTGAAGGTGAAGGCAGGCAAGGCGCTCCCGGGCGTCGAATTTGCCCGCCTGGCCCGCGCCAAGGCCCTGTCGCATCTGGACCATGAGCCGGCGCGCGAGATCGCGAAGCGTCTTTACGGCGAGGATTCGATTGTAACTGGTCTGCTGACCAAGGCTGCTGTCGTCGCCGGTTCGTCCGTCTCGGGCAACTGGGCGGTGGATCTGGTCGGTTCGGAAACCGAGGTTTACGCAGATTTTGCGGAATACCTGCGCCCCATGACCATCGTGGGCAAGTTCGGCTCCGGCGGTATTCCCGCGCTGCGGAATATCCCGTTCCGCACCCCGCTGATCACCCAGACCGGCGGCGGCACCGCCTACTGGGTTGGCGAGGGCAAGCCGAAGCCGCTGACCGCGTTCGACTTCGACCGCACCACGCTGGATGAGCTGAAGGTTGCTGCAATCTCGGTCGTGACTGAGGAACTGCTGCGCAAGTCCAGCCCCTCGGCTGACATGCTGCTTCGCGACAGCCTCGCCTCGGCCGTCGCCGCGCGCATCGACGTGACGTTCATCGACCCGGCAGTCTCGGCCTCGGCCGGCGTGTCGCCAGCGTCGATCACCAACGGCGTCTCTGCCATCGCATCGTCCGGCAATGACGCCGATGCGATCCGTGAAGACCTGCGGGCGCTGTGGTCAACCTTCATCGCGGCGAACAACCCGCCGACGACTGCGGTCTACATCATGTCGTCCACCACGGCGCTTGCGCTGTCCCTCCTTCGCAACCCGCTGGGCCAGAAGGAATTCGACGGCATCACCATGATGGGCGGCACCTTCGAGGGTATCCCGGTCATCACGTCGGAATACCTGGGCGCTGTTTCGGCCGGCGGCTATGTCGTCCTGGCGAACGCCAGCGACATCTACTTCGGCGATGAAGGCGGCGTGAACGTCGATATGTCCCGCGAAGCCTCGCTGCAGATGCTGGACAACCCGACCAACGCCTCTGTGGACGGCACGGCGACCACCATGGTTTCCATGTTCCAGACGAACAGCGTTGCCTTCCGCGCCGAGCGCATCCTGAACTGGAAGAAGCGCCGGGCCTCGGCCGTGGCGGTTCTGGACGAGGTGAACTGGGGTATGCCCGCCGGTTCTGTCTGATCCTGATAACTGGCCGGGCGGGAAACTGCCCGGCCTTCTACCCATGAGGTGATCCGATGAAGCAAAACTACCACGACCGCATGATGAAGGCCCGTGACCCGCGCTTCGCCAAGATCGCCGCGAAGATGGGCTATCGGCGTCGGGATATGGTGGCCTCTCCGGTGGCTGTTTTGCCGCCGGTCGATGATCTGGTCGCGCTGCGCGAGGAATATCAGGCCGCCCTTGGCAAGCGCCCATTCATGGGTTGGGACGCACCCGCGTTGCGCGCCAAAATCGCTGAGGCTGCAAAGTGAGATTGCCCGCGCTTTTCCGGCCGCGCGAGAAGGCGCTGGCGCCTGTCGCGCAGTCGCGTGGCTCGTGGTATCCCGTGTTCGAGAGCTATGCTGGCGCGTGGCAGAGCAACGTGGTGGTCAACCGTGACACGGTCATGTCCAACCCCTACGTGTTCGCCTGCCAGACGCTGATCGCGCGGGACATTGCCAAGCTGCGAGTGAAGCTGGTGGAGCGCACTGGCAAGATCTGGCGCGAGACGACGCGCTCCGCTTTCTCGCCCGTCCTGCGCAAGCCGAACCACTTCCAGACCCGCAACCAGTTCTGGGAGAACTGGATGCTGTCCAAGCTGTCTCGCGGCAATACCTACGTGCTGAAGCAGCGCGACGCGCGCGGGGTTGTTGTCGCGCTCTATGTGCTGGACCCGAACCGCGTGACGCCCCTAGTGTCGGATGACGGCGCGGTCTTCTATGACATGGCGATGGACAACCTGCCCGGTGTCGCGCAGCAGATCACAGTTCCGGCGCGCGAGATCATCCACGACCGCTGGAACTGCCTGTTCCATCCGCTTGTCGGCCTGTCGCCCATCTTTGCCAACGGGATCGCCGCCACCCAGGGATTGCGTATCCAAGACAATTCGGCCGTGTTCTTCGGCAATCAGTCCCGCCCGGGTGGCATCCTGACGGCCCCCGGCAAGATCGGTGACGATACGGCGCAGCGGCTCAAGGCGGCATTCGATGCCAACTATTCCGGGGCGAATGCCGGCAAGATCGCCGTTGTCGGTGATGGCCTGACCTTCACACAGCTTTCGGTCACGGCCGAAGACTCGCAGATGGTCGAGCAGTTGAAGTGGACGGCAGAGGCGATTGCCGCGACGTACCATGTGCCGCTCTACAAGATCGGCGCCGGGCCGGTGCCAACTGCCGGCAACGTGCAGACGCTGAACCTGGAGTATTACAGCCAGTGCCTGCAATCGCTGATCGAGGACGCGGAAAGCCTGCTTGACGAGGGTCTTGGGCTGGACGGGCAGACTGTCGGCGTCGAGTTCGACACTGAAAATCTGCTCCGTATGGACAGCAAGACGCACATGGAGATGCTGGCTCTTGGTGTTGGTTCCGCGCTGATAGCCCCGAACGAGGGGCGCGAAAAGCTGGATATGGACCCGAAGGCTGGTGGCGACGCCCTGTACCTGCAAGAGCAGAACTATAGCCTAGAGGCTCTGGCGAAGCGAGACGCGAAGGCGGACCCGTGGGCGAGCGCGGCCCCTGCGTTGCCGGCCCCGCCGGATGCGCCCGAGGACGAGACGGACAAGGCAATCGCCATGATCCAGTCCAAAATGATGAAGGGCGAACGATGCTTGACCTCAACCGCCTGACGGACGCGCTTGTGTCCAGCACAAAGCAGGCCATCGCCAGTGAGGTGACGCCGCTCTTGGCGCGCATTGCCTCCTTGGAGAAGGCGATTGCGGAGAGGCCGGCCCCGGCTGATGGCAAGGACGCAGACCCAGAGGCGGTTGCGGATCTTGTTACGGGCCGGATCAAGAGCGACTTGGACGCCATGCGCGAGGCAATCCCCGCGGCGCCAGAGGTTCCGGACTTCGCCAAGATGATCGCCGATGCGGTGAGCGCAGCTGTTGCGGCTATCCCGGCGCCGAAGGACGGCAAGGACGGCGAGCGCGGCCCGCAAGGGGAAAAGGGCGGAGACGGGCATGACGGCGTTGGCTTGGCCGGGGCGCTGATCGAGCGCAGCGGCGAACTGGCTATGACGCTGACGAACGGCGTTGTCCAGAAGCTGGGTCTGGTCGTCGGGAAGGACGGGGACAACGGCAAGGACGGGGTGTCGGGCCGCGATGGCGCTGACGGGCTTGGGTTCGAGCACATGATCCTTGAACATGACGAACACGGCCGCGCCGTGGCGAAGTTCGTCCGCGGCGATGTGGTGAAGTCGATTGTCCTGCCTGGGATTGTGGACCGCGGGCCATTCAGGGCTGGCGAAGAATATCAGAAGGGCGATGCTGTCAGCTATGGCGGCTCCCTGTGGATCGCGCAGGACAAGACCGCAGATCGCCCTGACGGCGGCTCCGGCTGGCGCCTTGCGGTGAAGCGCGGGCGGGACGGTAAGGATGGCGAGGTCAAGGCCCTGCCTGAACAAAAGCCGGTCAAGGTGACGTGATGGTGGATCTTGTCACGCTGATGGAAACCAAGGCGGCCCTTCGCATCTACCACGACGACGACGACGACGACCTTGTGCAGATCATTGGGGCTGCTTCTGAGGAAGTGATTGCATACCTTGATGCCCGCGCCGCCGATGTGATCGGCCTTGATGCCGATGGCGGGCTGGTGAGCGGGGCTGTTGTCCCAGAGCGCGTGAAGCGCGCCACGATGATCATCTGCCAAGAGTTTTACGAGGGCGATGGCGATATAAAGACACGGCCCGGCGGCATCCCGCTCCGGGCAGAAATGCTGCTGTATCGCCTTGCTGACCCGCCATTCGCCTGAGTGGTGGCCCGAGTGGGAAGGGCAAACGCTGATCATCGTTGCGTCCGGCCCATCCGCGAAGGACGTGCCACTGCATCTGGCGAAGGGCCGAGCCAAGGTAATCGCCATTAACAATTCATGGCGCCTCGCCCCATGGGCTGACGTTCTCTACGCCTGCGATCACGCTTGGTGGTCGCGTGAGGATTGGAGCGGTTTCGAGGGGCTGAAACTGACCGTTGACAAGCGGGCAGTCGAGGAATTCGGCATAGGATATGTGCATTGCATGACGCCAGATGACCGGGTGTTCCTGGAGCCGAAAGGCACGGTTGGCTGGGGTGGGAACAGCGGGTTCCACTGCCTGAACCTCGCCATTCAGTTCGGCGTCAAGAAGGTGCTGCTGGTCGGATATGACATGCGAATTGACCGCGGCGCGCACTGGCACGGGATGCACCCTAAGGGGATGCACAACCCGACCATCAACGGCGTGGAGAGATGGCGCCGGTGCGTTGATGGCGCGGCAAGGGTCGCCGAGGCGCAGGGGGTGAAGGTGATCAACTGCTCTGCGGTGAGCGCGCTCAAGAGGTATCCGAAGATGACCTTCGAGGATGCGCTATGCGCGTGATCTGCTGCCTGCGCAGTGGCGGGGAGTACCGGCCTGAACATGCCATGCGGCTGCGCGATCAGGTGACGAGGTTCTGCAATCTGCCATTCGTGGCGCTATCTGACACGCCGGTCGATGGCGTCGAGACAATCCCGGTCAGGTATTCTTGGCCGGGCTGGTGGGTGAAGATAGGGTTGTTCTCGCCTGAGATTGAAGGCGACCTGTTGTTCCTGGATCTGGACAGCGCCATCGTTGGCGATCTTTCGGAAATGGCGGCTATAGGGCGCCCGGCGATCATGCGGGACGTGTACCGGCCAGCTGGGCTGCAGTCGTCGGTGATGTTCCTACCGGAGCGCGAGAGAGCAGCGGTGTGGCGCAAGTGGGTCGCACAACCGGAAGTATGGATGCGGCAGTTCGCGCGGGGCGGCGATCAGGCGTTCCTCGAATGCTGCAACGTTGACTGGACGATCTGGCAGGACGCATTGCCGGGGCAGGTCCAGTCCTTCAAGGCCCATGTGCGGGCGAACGGAACGGATGATCGGACGCGGGTTGTGGTGTTCCATGGCAAGCCGCGCCCTTGGGCGGTGGGGTGGTGATGTCGGCACTTGTTCAACGGCGTGACGCCATTCTGCGCAGGCTTCCGGCAAACGCCAGAATGGCCGAAGTCGGCGTACTTCTTGGTCGCTTGTCGGAGGCGCTGCTGATGGCCCGGCCCGGGTTGAGCGTCTGCATGGTGGACAACTGGCTCCCGGCGGAAGAACAGCCGGAGTCCTACAAATCAACGCGGGACGAGCATTCTCGGGCCAGCAGGGATCGGGCCGCATCACACCGGAGGGAGGCGCAGGCCCGGGCGGCAAAGTTCGGTGAGCGCGCCGTGATCATTGAGGCGAATTCAGTGGATGCGGCAGCGCAGGTGCCCGGCGCTTCACTGGATCTGGTTTTCCTCGACGCTGACCATTCAGAGGAAGGCGTTTCGGCCGACATCGCAGCTTGGATGTCTAAGGTGAAGCCCGGCGGCTGGATCGGCGGGCACGACATCGACAATGCGGACCCGCGCTATGATTTCTCGGGCGTCCGGCGCGCTGTGGTGCGGGTGTTCCCCGACTTCGAGACGGATATGAATTTCACTTGGTTCGCGAGGCTCTGAATGTCTTACGGTGTTCGCCAGCCATACAGCGCATCCCCGCCTGTCACGCGCATGTTCTGCGCCTACTGTGGAGCTGAGCGTCAGCGGGATCGTTGCGAAGGCTGCGGCGCCCCCGTGGCAGCGCCGGCCAAGAAATGAAGGCGCAGGGTCTTTACTATCGCGTGTTCTTCGACGCCCCGGCGCGAACCGACGATGGTCATGGGCCGGCGCGAACCGACGATGGTCATGGGGGCGTAGAGGTTGGCTGGGACACGGCTGATGCCGTGGAGGCTCGCGCTAACTTGATGTTCCTGCGGGGCGGCGAGACGGTTCAGGCGGCGCGGCTGCAGGGCAAGCAGCCCATAGTCGTGACAATCCACAACTCCGCAGAGGCGCGGCAGATCACGGCGGGCTGGCGAATGCGGCGGGCCGACCAAGGGACCATGACTAGCGGCGATGTTTGGGATGGCCCCGCCTACAACGTGCGGACAGACCCGGTGCCGACCGATGACCGGCGGTGGCTTGAGATTACGGTGGAAGGCGGCGTGGCAGTATGAGCGTCAGCGTATCCCTGCAGGACGTTATCCTCGCCGCGCTGCGAGGCAATGCCGGGGTTGCCGCCTTGGTGGGTGACCGGATCTATGACCACGCGCCCGAGGATGCGGCATTCCCGCATATCGACTTCGGGCCAAGCGATTATGTGCCGGATGACGCGGACTGCATCGCTGGCCGGGTGGAGGCTCAGCAGATCGACGTGTGGAGCCGGGATCAGGGCCGGGGCTGGCCTGCCAAGCGGCTTGTGGACGCCGTGAAGGCCGCCCTGCACGGGCATGAGGCCGACATGGCGACTGGCGCCCTAGTATCGCTGGAAGTGACGCTGTGCCAGGTGCTGGATGATCCTGACGGCATCACCAAGCACGGCGTTGTCGAGGTCGAGGCTCTGATCGAGGAGGCCTAGGCGAGTTTGGCGCGGGCCGCGCTCAGGCGACGGTCCAGATCCTCGATGGTTCCGGGATCGGCCGGGGTGGTGGTGAGGACATTGACCACCTCGGGCGCGCTCCGCAGCTCTTCCCGGATCTCTGCCAGCAGCACCAGGCCCTTTTCGGCGGCGAGGAAGATTGCCGCCGACACCATCGAGGCAAAGGCGAGCGGCAGGAAGATCAGCTCGAAGTCGGACATGACGAAGAGTATGAGATTTATCCCCGCTGCCGCGAAGCAGATCAGGGCGATCAGGCGAAGTGCAGCCATGTTGGCATCCTTTGATGGAGGTGGTTCAGGATGGCGGATAACCACCCTTCGTTGCAAGCCCGTTTTCGGCGGCTGCCCGTCGCGGTGCGGGAGCGCGCCAAGCAGGTGCTGCAGACGAATGCGCATGATCTGGTGCGCGAGATCGTGCGAAACGTCCCGAAGGACGAGGGAGAACTTGCCGCAAGCATCCGCTGGGTCTGGGGGCCGCCGCCCGAAGGGACGTTTGCCCTCGGGCAAGTGTCAGCGCGAGAGCTGACAGATATTGCCATCACCGTCGTCGCCGGAAACGAGGCAACGATGGTCACCAATTCGAGAGGCGTTAAATTCCAGAACGCGTTTCTGCAAGAATACGGGACAAAGGCGCGGGCAAGGGGCGGCAAGAACAGAATGCCGGCAAACCCCTATTTCCGCCCGGCCTACCGGAAGCTCCGCGCGCGGTTCCGGCTTCGCATGGCCCGCGAGATCAACAAGGTAATCCGGGAGACGTGGGATGGCTGAAAGCAAGTGCAAGGCGATCTTCACCCGCGAGTTTCACTGGTCCCGGCCGCGGAGCCCGCTCGGGTTCGGCGCGCGGCCTTCGCCAGAGCCGCAGACTTTCCCGCGAGATTTCATTGAGGCTGCCGTGAAAGCTGGCGCCGCAACCCGCGTCCGCAAGGACTGAGAACCTCACTACTGAACGATCCCCCGGCCCGCCTCGGCGGCCCTTTTGAGATGGAGAATTAAGATGGCCGCTCCGGTGACCGCGAAATACGAGGAACTTGTGCTGGAGGTCGAGACCGATACCCCCGGCACCTATGCCAAGCTGTGCGGTGTGATGGGCTTTACCGTCAGCCGTGCGGCGCAGGTCGATACGTCGGAGACACCGGCGGATTGTGAAGATGAGAGCCTGCCGTATCGGGTTGAGCGCCAGGTTCGCTCGCTGGACTTCCAGATGTCCAACGTGTCGGCAGTCTGGGCGCAGACATCGCACGAAACCATGATGGACTGGATGTATTCCGGGGCCACCAAGAACGTGCGAGTCCAGCACGTCAAGGCATCTGTTGGCGATACCGAATATGAGGCCGGCCCGGCGCTGCTGACCCAGCTCGACCATGTGCGTACCAAGGGCCAGAAAGTTTCGGCGACGATTTCCATCCAGTTCGACGGCACCCCGACTCGCACGGCGAAGGCATCTGCATGACGCGTCGATCTGTAACCCTGACATGGCCCGGAGGCGAGCATGAATTCTTGCTCGCCATCGGGGATATGCGCGCGGTCCAGAACGACTGTGACGCAGGCCCGATGCAGATCATCACGGCTCTGGCTGACGGTCGGTGGCGCGTTGAAATGCTGATGTCTGTCCTGCGGAATGGGCTGATCGGCGCTGGCATGGACCGGGCAGAGGCGAAGATCTTGGTGAGCCGCATGTTTGACGAACAGCCCTATGGCAAGTTCGTTGACCCGGCCATGTTCGTCTTGGCCGCCGCTGTCGTGGGGGTTCAAGATGACCCTGTGGGGGAGCCGGTGGGGGCGATGACGACGCCCCCGGAAAGCTGAAGTTCAGCAGTTTCTACAAGGGGGGCGCCAAGGCTGGGTTTACCCCCAAACAGGTCGATGAGATGACGATCTGGGAATTCACCTGCTGCATGGTCGGCCTGGCCGAACTGCATGGCGCAGCGCCAAAGCCGCCGGAAATGAGCGATGCCATGTTGGCGGAACTTGGGATTGAAGGGTTCGACTAATGGCCGAGACGCTTTCATATTCCATGACCGTGAACATCGCGGATTTGGAACGCCGCACCCGCGAGGCGTCCCGCATCGTTGCCAATGCCGACACGTCGATCAAATCGCAGTTTCGCTCGACTAATGCGGCGGTAACTCAGGGCCTGTCTCAGTCTGGGCAGGCCATGTCGCGCTTCGGCCAAATCACGAACAGCCAGCGTGCGATTATCCAGAATACCAGCTATCAGTTCGCCGACTTGGCGGTGCAGATCGGCGGCGGGACTAGCGTATTCCGCGCCCTCGGGCAGCAGTTGCCGCAGCTTCTTGGGCCTCTCGGCACGTTCGGCGCGCTGGCCGGTGTCGCGGCCGCAGTGTTGCTGCCGCTGATCGGTGCAATGGGCGGTTCGGAGGACGCTGCTGAAACGCTCAAGGGCGCAATTGGCGCTGTCGAAAAGGCGCTGAGCGGCTACAAATCCGCTATCGACCTTGCCAATATGTCCACTGTGGACATGGAGGCCAAGTTCGGTTCTGCAGCGGTTGGCATCCGGGCAATCGCCGCAGAGATTGCGGCTATCCGCGCCGACCAAGCGCAGCGCGCGATTGACGGCCTGGCCGGGTCGCTGTCCGACATGATGGGCGTCGGCGGGGATGGTGACCGCCGACAGGGCGTGGCTGGGTTCTTCGACCTGAACATCATGCTCGCATTCACCGATGCGCAGCGCGTGGCGCGGGAAGAAGCCCGAGAGTTGACCGGAGAGTTTCTGCGCCATCAGGACGCCATCGCGGCTGCGAACGGCGATATCGACGCGCAGATAACGGCAACGCAGTCTTTGTTATCAGTTATCACTGCCATGGCCTCGGCCAAGGACGGGATTTCCGGCGCCGAGGACGAGATCATCACCAAGGTGGTCGAGACCCTTGATGTCATGGTCAAACAGAAGGCTTTGATCGAGGAGGCTACTGGCGCCGCCAAGGAAATGACCGTGCCGATGTCGGCCACTGTCGATCACGCCAATGGCATTCTTGCCGCTCTTGACCTGATGCCGGCATCGCTGCTGGCCGCGACAGAAAGCACCAACGGGCTTGCGGCGGCCGCTGCCATTGCAGCAGGGAATTTCCTAATCGCTGCCCAGAACGCAGAGGCATTGCGCCGGCAGGGCGCAATTGACATCGCCGCTATGAACAGCAGCAGTGCCTATGCTCCAGGCAAGGCCGAGGGCGTTGGCGACCCGAACGTCATATTCAATCCGCCGACTGCGAACGCACCGACCAGCAGCCCGCGCCCGCAGCCAGCGCCAAACGATATCGACCTCGATCTGCCGCCGGTGGACAAGAAGGCCGCCAGTGCCGCAAACAAGGCGGCGAATGAGATGGCGCGCGAGGCTGAGCGGGTCTTCGAGTCGGTGCGAACCAAGGCCGAGGAATACGCCGCAGAGGTTGCCAACCTGAAGACGTTGCTGGATGCCGGTGCGATCTCACAGGAGACCTATAATCGTGCGGTCGCTGAGCTTGACAAGGAGTTCGCCAAGCTTGATGGGACCGCTGCGCAGGCAGCTGATGCGATCAAGTCGGCGTTCGACGGTATTTTCGACGATCCGGCCCGCGCGCTGGAGGACTTGGCCAAGCAGCTGCTGCAGATGGTGCTCTACGCTCAGCTCGCCAAGTCTCTGCCCGGCGTGTTCGGTGGCGGCGGCATCATCCCCTTGGTGCCGAATGCCAAAGGCGGCGTCTATTCCGGCGCCGGAATAGGTGGTCATTCTGGTTCCGTCGTCAGCAGCCCGACTGTCTTTGCATTCGCCAAGGGCGCGGGTCTGATGGGCGAGGCTGGGCCGGAGGCGATCCTTCCGCTTGCGCGCGGAGGCGATGGCAAGCTGGGCGTGGTGTCGCAGGGCGGGGCTGGAGGTGGCGCGACGGTCAACGTCCACAACTACGGTAACCCGGACAGCGTAAAGACGCAGACCCGGAAAGGCCCAAACGGCGAGGAGATGATCGACATCCACATCAATCAGGCCATGTCACGCGGGCGCTATGACGGCGGCATGAAGCGCTTCGGCGCGCAGCCGCAGACTGTGAGGCGATGATGGTCGAGGTAATCTGGCCCCCTGCCGCCCCGCTTCGGCCGGTGCGGAACTCTGTTACCGGCGGCCCCCGAATGGATCGCTATTCGTTCGAGACGGAGAGCGGCATCCCGATTGATCGGCCGCTGACAACGGCGCTGGTTAAGCAATACGATATCCGCCTGCCTCAGATGAGCCGAGCAGATTTCGCCGAATGGGACGCTTGGTATCAGGGCAACCTTGGCATGGGCAGCAGGCAGTTTATCTGGCTGCATCCCATGACAGATAGGTTCGCGCTGTGCCGCATCCTGGGCGGCGAGCAATCGTTCACGGAACAGCAGGGAATAAAGCAATCGGTGATCGTCGGCTTCCGGATGCTAGTCCTGCCGCAGCCGGTTGACCAGACGGCCTATGTGATCCGGGCCGGTGGCTATATCGAGGCCATGCCCTAATTGCAGACCACGGCAACCGTCGTCTGCCCGTGCATGTTCACGACCGTGCCAAGATCGGCGCGGCATCCCGTTACCGCCTCAATGGCCTTGATGTTGCGACGATAGGCCGCTGGGTCGGACTGGCTGACAAGGCCGGTCTTGTTCATCGCATACCAGGCGCCCTCACGGTTCGTCACCTGCATGACCGTCACCGGGCGCCCTTCGATCATCACCCGCTTGACCGGGCCATATGTGACCGGCGTGCAGGCCGCGACGGCCAGAACAACTGCAATCCACTTCATTCGAGGCATCCCATGATTGTTTCCGCAGCCTACCGCGCGCATGGGCCGGCCGCCAAGCGGCATTCGGCATGACCGTTCGCATTCCGCCCGGGGCCACACGCGATGCGATGGAGGCCGCCAGCAGCCACGACATGGTTCTGGCGTTCCTGACCCTGACCCATTCCGCGCTGGTCGAGCCGATGCGGCTGGTTTCAGACGTGCTGGATTATGTTGTGGACGGCGAAACATATACCGGGATGCCGTTCGGCGTGACGACGATCACGGATACAGAGGCCGCTCCGTCCACGCAGCTACGGGTGCAGAACGTTGATCGGCGCATCGGGCAGGCGATCCACGCCATGACCGGCCGCGCGCAGGTCCGGCTTGACGTGCGCACCAGTGCCGACTTCGACCTGTCGGCTATCCCGCGCGTGGCAATCGGGGCCGCAACGCCGATCTACGGCTTTCGGTATTTCGAGCTTGTGGACGTGACGGTGGACGCGATGGAAGCAGCGGGCCGGGTGATGCTGCGGGAGTTCTCGCGCGAGCCTTGGCCGGGGGTCAGAGCCACGCAGGAGCTTTGCCCTGGCCTGTTCCGCTGATGTGGTGGGCGCCCTTCGTCGGCATCCCCTACGGCACCGGACCGGGTGAGCTGACATGCTGGTCGTCTTGTCTGCCGGAGTCTATGCCGAGCGGCTCGGGGGTCGAGCTTCCCGCCGTACTGGCGATATCAGCGCCAAGGAGTCTGATAGCGGTGGCAAGGGCCGATGCGGGCGCCGCAGGAGCGGTGGCGGCCGGTGGAAGCGCCATCCCCGTACTGACGTGGTGCTGATGCGGCACTCGGAGACGCGCGGGGCCGGGGCGATGTGGGCGTGATGGTAGATGCGCGGCGGCTGATCCACGTCCAGCGCGCGACTGCCTCCTGTGGTGGTGCCTGTGGGCCATTTCAGCGTTGCCGGGAAGATCCTCGGATATCGGAGGTACCAAGCATGATCCTGGCCGTTTACCGCGATGCGTTCCTAGGGATGCCGCAGGCGCGCAAGCTCCAGCCCGGCGATACGCTGGAACGGATGCGGGCGCTCATGCCGCTGCCGGAAGGCTTCGACGCGCACGGGGTCATTTGCATCAACGGGCATCCTGTGCCGCGGGCGCTGTGGGGCATGATCCGGCCCAAGGCCCCGGCGGTGACAGAAGTCACGTTCCACATGCCGCCCCTTGGTGGGGGGGACGGCGGCAAGAACGTGCTGTCCATCGTGGCTGCCATTGCCCTCACGGCGCTGACTGGCGGCATCGCGGCGGGTGGGGTTGCATCGCTTGGTATCGCTGGCGGCTCCACCTCGGCACTGCTGCTGGCTGGTGGCGTCAGCTATGCCGGTTCACTGCTGCTGTCGTCTCTGGTCCCGCCGCCTACGGCCCCGAATGCCCCCAAGTCGCCCGGTGCCAACGAGGGTTCCGCGTCCGCCTCGGGCAACGTGCTGGAGCCTAACGCGGCTGTTCCGCGCGTGGTCGGGGAGCGCAAGGTATTCCCGCCGCTGGCCTGCGAGCCGTTCATCTACTTCGAGGGGCAGGATGAGGTTGTCGAGGCCATCTATATCCTGAACGGCCCGCACCGGCTGGAGAACGTCCGCATCGGGTCCGCGTCGATCACGGATCTGGTGAGTATCGAGTACGAGACGCGCGAGGGCTGGCCGGGCGATCCGCGCATCAATCTGGTGCAGCGTCAGGCACGGACAGAGGCGCTGCAAGCCGAGCTGCGCGGCCACACAGTCAGCGACAGCGACGGGCGCACACTGGAGAGCGTCACCGGAGATCCTGGCTCCGCGCTTCCGCAGGCGCAAACCGTTTCCACCAGAGAGGCGCCGGACTTCCACGAATTGCACCTCGCTTTCCCGCAGGGTCTATTCGAGAGCAGCGGAGACCCAATCCCCCTTCGGGTGCCGTTCCGCATGAAAATGCGGGCTGTGGGCGATACCGAATGGCGCTGGCTGCCTGAAATGCACTTCGCCGCGGGCAGCCTGAAGCAATTGCGGGTTACGATCCGCCTTCACTGGCAGGGCGCGGTTGACGGGGACGCTGTTCCGGCGGCGGGCAATCAGGAGGGATGGATAGAGGCGCGGGTATTTTCACCGGGCCAAACCGACGAACCCGCGACCGATGACTGGTCGGCTGACCCATATTTTGCCAGCGCGTCTGGCGATGCGTGGATGAACAAGGACAACCTGGGCAGCACCGCCGTTCGGAATGTCACGATGGGGCGATACGACGCCGATATCTATCTGGACCCGACCGATTGGGCGCCGGGCCGATATGAGATTTCTATCATTCGCGGAGCATCCCTGCGCAATTACTCCTCGGACACGTATCAGGTTGACGGCTCTGTCTGGGACTTCTGGGGCGCAAAGGGCAACGTGATCGTGCAGAGCCGCGAAAATCGGTCTGACACTTGCTATCTCCTGCGCTCCGTGTCGATCTGGAATGATCATCCCCTGCCGCGCGGCGGGTTTGCGGCTATCGCTGTCCGCGCCCGCAACCGCCAACTTGAAGGCGTGTCGTGCATGGCCGGCGGCTACGTCCACGACTGGGACGGCACCGGCTGGAATGATCTGGTCATCACGGACAACCCGGCCCCGCATCTGCGGGATATCTTCTCCGGGCGACTGAACCTTGACCCCGTGCCGCTTGCCCTCCTGGATGATGACGGGCTGGTGGAGTGGCGGCAGCACTGCATCGACATGGGCTATACCTGCAACGCGATCATTGAGGACATGGACGTTGACAGCGCGGCGGGCATCGTTGCGGCCTGCGGCTATGCCAAGCCCTACCGCTCCGAGGTGATGGGCGTGGTGCGAGACTATGACCGCGGCGGGGAAGCCCCGGTGCAAATCTTCTCCTCGCGCAACATCGCGTCCTATCGGTTCACCAAGGCATTCCCAAGAGTGCCGGATGGGTTCCGGGTGAGCTTTGCAGACGCCTCGCGCGACTACGACACGCACCAGATTTCGGTCTATCGAGATGGTGCCAGCGGGGATCTGACGGAACAGGTCAGCTATGAGGGGCTGGTGCATGAGGCTGACGTGATCGCGCGGGCGCAGTATGACCAAGCGCAGGCGGTTTCGCGCGGGACGTTCTACAGCTTCGACGTGCCGGCCGAGGGGGCCATCATCTGCCGGCGGGGCAGCCTGATCGGCCTGAACCATGACAGCATTTCCGCGCACAACGGGTCGGCACGGGTGATCGCGCTGGAAACCAATCTGGACGGCGACGTGACAGCACTGGAGGTTGATGCGCCTGTTCCGATCAGCAACGAGCCTGACCTGCTGGCGGCAACTGACATGCTGGCGATCCCCGACATGCTGGCGGCGGGTGTGCCGTCTGGCGTGGCGATCCGGCGCCGCAATGGCATCACGGTGCACCAGCTGGCGAATGCCACGGGCAGCGCAACATGGCTTGATCTGGCCGATCCGACGATTGCAAGCGGGCTGTTCACCGACGACGACAAGCCGATTGACGCGCTGGTGACGGTCGGGCCGCACGGGCGCGAATACCTGCGCCTGATCGTGTTCTCGGTCACGCCGCGCGAGAATTTCGAAGCCACATTTACCTGCGTCGATGAGGCGCCCGAATTTTGGACGGCAGCATGACAGCCAGACCATCACTTGGCCCGGACAGCGGGACCATCACCGGCCCGGAGTTCTTCACGGAATACAAGGCGGGCATGGCGGGACTGTTCGACGCCTCGCGCCTGCCTCTCACGGGGGTTGCCGGAACGGCCAACGCAGTCACAGCGACCTGCGCCTGGGACTTCACGGCCGGGCTTGTTGATGGGATGCGATTTGGCATCACATGGGGCGCGTCGAATACTGCTGGCGTGACGCTCGCAATCAACGGCGGTTCGGCCGTCCCTGTGCTTGACCCGGCAGGCAACGCCTTGGGGGCCGACGCCGTAGCCACCGGACTGCGTTCGACACTGGAGTATGTCGGCGGTGAGTTTGTGGCGCTCTCGCCGCTTCTGGTCGGGGCTGGCACATCGGGGCTGCTCTGGGTGTTTTCGGCCAGCGGGACATGGACCAATCCTGCCTCCATGTCGGAGGACCAGCTGATCCGCGTGCAAATGTGGAGCGGCGGCGGCGGCGGCGGGTATGACGACTTCCCTGGTCTCGGTGGCAGCTATGTGGAGGGCTTGTTCCGGCGTGGTGACCTGTCTGGCACCGTATCCGTCACTGTCGGGGCTGGTGGCGTCTCCACTCTCGCCAGCGGCGGCACTACTTCGTTCGGTGGGTATTTGGCTGTCCCGCACGCCGGTTATGGCGTTGATCTCTGGGCGTCCATCGCTGGTGAGACAAGTGTTTACGGGGGCGGACAAGGCGCCGTTCCTGGGTTCTTTGACCCTGCCAAGCCCGCCACATCGAGCCTATTTGGCGGCAACGGTGGCGCCATTGGCGCCCCAGGGGAAGCCCCGGCAGGCGGTGGCGGTGCGGGCGCCGCAGGGGCGCGCGGCGAAGTGAGGATTTGGGCATGAGGCTAGCACATATTGTTGATGGGGTCGTCGTCAACGTGATCGAGGCAGCTGCACGCCCGGAATGGGCTTCCGACTGGCCCGCGACGGATGAGGCCGGCATCGGGTGGCTCTATGACGGCGGGTTCAGCGCGCCCATCCCGACGCAAGACCAGATCGCGGCGGCGCTTGCAGCCGAGCGCGCCGGCATGTCCTGCACCGCGATGCAAGGCAAGCTGGCCCTTGGCCCGGATCGGTGGGCGGTGGTCGAGGCATACCGCGACGATCCAGCGACCACATGGGCTGAGCGGATCATCATCGACAGCGCGGGGCAGTGGGCGAGGATGTCCGAGAACATCGCCTTCTTCGCCTATCTGCTGAACCTGTCCGATACCGAGGTTGACGACCTGTTCCGCGCCGCTCGGGGGATCGACGCATGAGACTGCCGCGCCCGCTCTACATCGCGCTTCGCTTCGCCGAGGCACTAGGGTCTGCCGGGTCACGGCTGTTCAACGCCGCCATCCTCGGCGGGTCAACGCACCAGTCAACATCTGCCCGCGCGCACATCGAGTCCTATGCCAGCGACGGCTGGGCCACGGCGCGGACATGGATCAACCGCGTGTTCTTCTGGCAGGCCGACCATTGCCGCATGGCTTGGGAGTATGAGGTTGCCGAGGCGCTGAATACCCTCGAACGCAACGGCGCCATTCCCGCCGCCTGACACCCCGAACACCGCCGACCGACACACCCCCGCCTGCGGGGCCTTTTGCTATGGAGCCACCATGCCCATCACCCCCCGCGACGTGATCTGCAACATCCGCAGCCCAGAAAACGAGCCGCTGGTCGGCGCGCGCGTCAAGCTGATCCTTGTCGGGCTAGACCGGGATGCGTCCAGCGTGTTTGTCCCGACGCATGTAACTGGGCTGACCGATGCGGCCGGCGCTCTCACGCTGGCCCCGGTGCCGAACGACCAGCTTACCACGGGGTCATCGTATCGCGTGGAAATCACGGTTATCGTGAGCGGGCGCGAAGTTGCTTGGCCCGCGTCGTCCATCACGCTCCCGACGGACGACGGCACGCCGATCACGCTTGCGGCGCTCCTGAACCTGCCGGCCGCACAGCCGATCAGCGAGACCACGTTGCAGCAGATGACGACGCTGCGGGATGAGACGCAGGCGATTGCCACGCAGTTCGGTGACGTTGCCGGGGCTATCGACGCCGCCGAGGACGCCAAAGCCGCCGCCGAACTCGCCGCCCAGCAAGCCGCCCTGTTCGACGGGCCGACGATCCGGGGCGCAATCGAGGACGACACCGCTCTGACCTACGCCGCCGGGCAACCGGGCACTGTAGAAGTGGGAGATACCGTGCGGACGGACGAGGGGGTGTTCATCGTTTTCCCATCCGGCTCGCCCACCCCTGCTCGCATAACTGGCGGCGGCGTGGCTCTGGTGCCCGCTGAGGACGGCGCGTTCCGAGATATGGACGCGGTTCTCGCCTCGCCCGTGATCTGGCCTGCGGGGCGCACCATCTCGACGCGCGATGGCAATGTGCTGACGATCCAGCCTATCGGATCTACCGATTACGCTTTCGCGCACCCCGTCACGGGGCAGCTGATCAAGCCATATGGCCGTTGCCTGACCCCGGAAATTTTTGGGGCCAAGGGCGATGGCGTGGCCGATGACAGCGTTGCATTCCAGCGGGCTTACGATTGGCTGAGCAGCGTCGGCGGCGGCACCATCGAGTGTGGTGCGAAAACCTACGTGGTGCATGGTATTGTGGTCAAAAGCCGGGTGACTATAGTCGGAAAGGGCGCGCACACCTACGGCTTCAACCAGACCACGGGCGGCACAATCCTCAAGTCTCCAGAAGGTGCTACGGTCAATGCCTTGGCTGCAATTGCCGTAACCAGCGGGGGCAGCGGCTACACCTCCGCGCCTACGGTGCTGGTAAACGGCGTCTCTGGGAAAGCCACTGCCAACATTTCCGGGGCGGTGGTGTCGGGCGTCGAGGTCACGACGACCGACGAGTACACCTCTGTTCCGACGATAACCTTTACGGGTGGAGGCGGCACGGGCGCGGCGGCGACTGCATATTGCGCTGCGACCATGTTCCGAGGGGGGCGCTCTGGGGCAAGCCTCGTCCGTGTCGGCTTTTCCAAGGTGACACTTATCGGGGCGAATGGCGACACCGCCGGTCTCTACCTGTTCTCTGGGTGGGGCATATTCCGAGACCTATCCACCTTCAATTT